GGGCCCATTAGCACATAGTGCTATTCGTACCTGCTTTACCAATAAAGCACGTATCCTTTCTGTACAATCCTGTTAGGATGTACAATCGTAAGATGTTCTGGTACAGGAGAGTCTATGAAACCTTCGTTTACTACGTATGCTCATATTCAAGGACTCACATATAATCGTGAGACCAAGCAATATGATCCGTATTATTCGTCGGCACAATATGTGTCGCATTCACAGAAGGCGGCGGGCACTAACAATAAGAGCTCGCGACCTTGCTCTGGTTATATATTTTCTCATTCTTTAAATGAATGGGTTAATACTTTAACCAGATTCGAGAAAATTGACGGTGTTATGATCCCAACGGTTTACCGTTATGGACCATCACAGCCAATTCCCGTTCGTGAAGCCAAGACGATACAATATGGTACGATGAACGAGGCTCGATCCAAAATTTTTGGACAGACTCTAAATTTAACAATGACTGCTAAGGATATAATCGAAGCCAATCGTATGGCTGTTGATTATTTCCACAGAGTTAATAAGGCGCTACCCTTTCTTCGCAAGAAGCAATGGGCAAAAGCTCTTAGTAACTTCTTCGGGCGTAAAAACTCGAAGTCGCAGGCCGCGGCGAATAGTTGGTTAGAATTCCAATTTGGTGTTCTACCCACTATTAAAGCTACTCAAGACGCATATAATTTTGTTGCATTAAGTGGTGAACTTAATAACAGCAGATTATTACGTCTAAGGTCAGCTTCGCGTAATATTGTTATAAATACCGACACCGAAACTTCTTCGGGTTGGACTGAAGTACCAGACTGGAGTGAAGTCACAAAATACATCTGTTATAGATATCTAGCTAAACGCGATTTTGTTCGTAATTTAGCAAGGTTTAATATAATAGAAGTAGGATGGGACGCAACTCCATGGAGCTTTCTTATCGACTGGTTTGTCCCAGTAGGCGACTATCTTAGTCAATTTGGATCTATTACAACCTTCACTACTGATGGTTGTGATTGTACCAAAGTTGAGGAAGAGCAGACAGGGGTTGCTAAATGGTTGCAACCTACTGTTAGTGGCCACCAGGTGCAGTATGTTGATCGACATAACGTTTCTTTCAAACGTGAGGTCAATCGAACATTAAGTCTTAATATGACATTATCTGAAATGGTTCAGCGTTCAAAGTTGAACCTTTCATGTCGTAGGACTGTTACTGCATTTGCATTACTAAGACAACGTGTTGGTAAAAGAAAGTAGGTTCCAGGCTCGCAACCTGGGTATAGTCCTCCTTCAAATTAATTATTTGATGTGAGTTTTGAAACTTAGCTTAACTAAGGAGTATGTATGGCAGCAATAGCCAACATTGCCATCTCTGATGGTACCACCTCTACTACCTTTACACCACAAACTAAAGATGGTGATCTGGTTGTATGGGTTAATTCAGGTACTTCTTACCAGTTAGATAAGAAGTTGGTCGCTGATGCTAAAAAGACAAAGGCAACCCGTAGTAATAGAAACGTTGATTATCATGTTTCCGTTCCTTATGTTGTTACTGATCTTAATAATCAGAAAACATATAAGGCTGGTTACATTAACATCAATGTTAATTTACCAAAGGATATGCCTACTGCAGACATCACGAAGCTCAGAAACTTCGCGATGAACCTGCTGTCTAATAGCATCATTGTCGACCAGATAGATAATGGCCTGAATCCGTATTAGGATCAGGTAAGGTTACATATTGTCGTAACCTGAACATTATCAACCTGACTTAAACCTGTGGAGGTTTTTCTATGCTTGTGAAAGCACGAAAAGGGTCATCTCGTAAGGATAAGCGAGAGTCCCGTGCACACAAAGGTGCACAAAAGACGTCACGGCTTACTTCTTTGACTGTTGATGATCAGAATATGGTTATCTCAGTAGCTGAAGAGCTAAGTAAGATTGTGGGTATTAACCCCGATACCGTCTGTAAGAAGATGCCCTCACGCATTTCAACAACAGAAGAGAAGTTACGTAAGCGCAATAAGTGCTTCGAACGCTTCTATGATTCTGAAGTTCGGTGCGCAGAAACTAATAATTTCTGGCTTGGGCTCGACTCTCATGAGCCACTTCTTACACCAATCGATCCTGTTTCAGGTGATTCGGATGTTGACTACGTTTTAAACTATGCTGTACGCTTTATTAATAGAGCATTCAGTAAGGTTCAGCTTGCGAAGGCCGATTATTTATATGTCGGACCTGGCATGGCTAACGTTTTATTTGGCTTTGAAGAAGGTAAGATGAAGCAGCTTCGTACTGATGACAGAGAATTTAAATTCTGTCACTCAGAGTACTCTTCATGGATTAAACCCCATGAAGACTACGATGCTTCGCTTTATTTTACCGACGACATTGCTGAATATGTCAACGAAAACCTCTCGATTAGGTGTGGCCACGATGTTCTCATGACCGTTCCTAAAAATGAGGATACCGATCGAATGATTGGCGTCAATAATGTTATTGGAATCGCCTCTCAACACGTTAACGAAATAATAATTCGTGAGGCGCTGAAGCGATGTGGTATAGACACTTTAACATTGCAACAAGAACATAAGTATCTTGCATATCTCGGTTCAATAACTGGTAATTACCAGACTATTGATTTTGAGATGGCTTCTGATACTATATCTATTGCATTAGTGAATATACTGTTCAATAACACTAAAAGTTCAGACAAAGTTCGTAATTTTTATAAAATGTTACGATGTTGTCGTTCTGTCTCCTATGGTGATGAATATATTGAAAATATTTGTCATTATGAGAAGTGGGCTCCTATGGGTCATGGCGACACCTTCGGTACAGAGATGTTAATATTTACAGCTCTTTCCAACGGTATTCAATCCTTAATTGGTTTGAAACGGTTGAACGAAGGTGAAAACATAATCCATGCGGATTGGCGTAAGCCGACATCTTTCGGTGATGATGTTATATTTAATATTCCATCTATTACCGACGCTGAAGTTCGCATCATCGAACGGATATTCCGTGCCTTTGGTCTTTTCGTTAATCACGAAAAGTCCTTTTATAAGGATACAGATTTCCGCGAGAGTTGTGGGGCTGACTTCCGAAATGGGAGATACGTACGAGGTTTTTATCTGAAAAAGGGTACTTGTGATGCAACGGACGTAATACGTTTAATCAACTTTTTCACGCTTCATTATGACATTGGTTATAGCCTAATATGTGCTACTTTTCCAATGTTTAAGAAGTTGTGTGATAGTCTTCATCTGGAACGATATGTGACGGCACCAGTATATATAGATACAGGTGTTTTAAGTCCATATATTGTTGTCCCAGATGATATAATTCTATCTGCTGATTTACGTACAACTGACGTTCGCATCGTCAAGCACGCTATTTCTCCAATGTGTAAAATACCACCATTCAGGTGTATTAAAACAATGGATGATATCCTCGTGCCGCAGAAGTTCGGAATTGGTAACTCCGACTTGTGCAGCGGCAGCCAGACGTCTATTCTTGAAGATGTTCCTAATCCAATCATATGGATCAAGGAGCATTCTCCACGCTATTCCTATGTACCTGAAAAGATACGTAGAAGTGGCTGGGATAGACGTTTACGGTTTGTCGTATAGGCCTGACAAGGGTCTTATTGCAAAGCG